CTTGCCTTCTTGGGTGCGTATGAAAGTGACCATGGCTAGGTTAAGGCCATATAGGACATGGATGTTCTCTATAGTGTAATCAAGTACATCACCTTTCTTACGTAAAGTATTCAGACCGGCGTTAGTCGATTTCTTCACGTACTTCGACGCATTCTCTAAAGTTAAAGGACGGAGCTGGCCTTTTAACTCTGATTTTGGGAAACGAGAACCAGGATATTTTTGATCCCTTATGAGAAAAGAACCATCAAGACTGGCGCGAATATCATTGAATGGTACAGCAATACTGCGCGGACCAAACTTTTCGACTTGTTTCATTTCCATTTCGTAAAGTGATCTATTTAGTCGATCGTCGTTAGACTCTAGTTCCTTTAACCAATCTGCTAACAGTTTATCAGGTCCAACCCTTTCAGCTACGGGTGTGATTAAAACCTCTTCACTACCATTAAACGTTCGACTAGTAAGTACGGAAAGCTTATCCTTAACATTCTCATCCAGAAACCACTCATCAGGAAGAGTTTTCTTTGTATAAGTAAAGGTTTGCATATAATAGTTAGATCACAACGAAAATTAAACTTCATCCTTTTCGGCTGTTTTAGCTCCAGCGCTACCTTTCATGTTACGCTTCGACCCTTTACTACGTCTAGAAAATCTTTTGTCATTACTTTTAACTAAGCTTTTCTGTCCACGTGTTCCGCCGTTTGCGAAATCTTTAAAGAATAGCCATTCAAGGAATTGCTGCGTAGAATAACGCATACCCATCTTAACAGTATTGACCGCAGGAGTAGCGCCGTAGGTCTGAAAGTATCTTGGTATGGCATTTCCAGCAAGTATGAACCTAAATGTATTACCAGATAAAGTCTGCACTCTGTTTGACCACTCAATTGGGTAGAACCCAGGAGAAGTAGCTCCAGATGAATTATTATCTAAATATACATAACAAGATGTACTTAGTCCATTTACACCATTGAAACCGTAAGTAGATTGTAAATCACTTAGTTGAGGTTGACCAGGAGGGTCAGATGAATCATAAGCATACCATGCTGGTCCAAAGAGACCAGGTCCATATTTACCGGCAGCAGGGTTGCTTATATCGTCTACCATCTGTAGTGCCTCAAGATAACCATCAGGGGCATCAGTATGGAAGTTGTAAGATATAGAAGCAGTGTCGCTGGTAGAATAAGGAACAAAGTGACGTGTTCCAGCACCGTTAACAACTGTGCAACCAGTATAAGCTGAGTTTGCGAACAGAGTTGAACGTCCAGGGTCAACTAAAGGCGCACCTTCGTATCCTCGAATAAGAGGAGAAGACCATGTGTCGTTCGTTCTGGAGAATAAGCCGTTCCACTCTTCAATGAAAGTGTTGTCAATTCTATTGATAGCAAGGTTAACCATAGTGTTAACTTCACCATTACCTTCTAATTGAGTAAAAGGTAATGTAGGTGCTCTATCAAAGAACCACGGCATATACATGATTAAAGGCGATCCAGGCATATGCGACTGCTTATAAGGCGCATAAATTGCATGGATGAACTCATTCAGAGTAGGCGGGATCATGACCTTCTCTAAGTTCTTACCTAGTGTATTGATCTTAATGAAGTCAGAAGGATCAAGGGATGAATACAGTGCGTCCATACCCTTGTTTCTATTAGTGCTGACATTCTTGTAAGATATAACATTCTGCCAGAAATAGTACACTGAAAGAGACCAAGAGAGTCTGTTGCACCACTCTTTAAATTTCTCTGTTTGTACTAAGTTTTGAATGTTGACGTTAAACCTTTCTCTAGATTGTACATTGATAAGTAAATCCTTGATAATGGGACCAGCGATGTAGTCCTGGATGTAAGGATCAGCATAATCAGTAGAATTAGAGTGCCAAAGGTTAAAAACGGAACTCTTAATAATAAGAGGACCAGTCTCATCTCTACCATCCTTGTAGAAGCGAGGAAAATTGGTTACACCAATACCAGTCTCAAATTTGACGTCAACTGGAGGAGTAGCTAGAGATAAACCATAAGGATTAAATCCACTACCACCAAAGTAGTTGTCTGAAGTAATACCACCATCGCCATCGTCAACACCAATATTACCACCTTGAGATAGTGGGTTGATGTTGCTATTCATAGCTTGTCTGATATTTTGTTCAACCTTTCTAACGTCGTTCATGATACCACGTCCACGATTGTAAATCTTAGCGGCTTCTGACATCGCATTATTAATGTCTCCACCAAAGACTTTACCGATACTAGCGGCCCCGGCTGCAGCAGCGTTAGCCGCTCCAGGGTTAATCACAAAGCCCAGCGGAGTTGTTGGCTGTTTACCAATTCTAAGCTCCGTTAAGTGATTAAGAAAGTCATTAAATTTTGGGGCGTTATGCTCCCAGAGCTGAGGGTCCTCCAACCACATCTGCTCAATAGCAGCTTTCCATGCTGCTTCCGCGTATGCATATTCATCTGTATGTTCGTCGTTATCGATAAAACTATCGATTAAATCGGCGAACTCAGAGAATTGTATAGCTGAGTCACACATACTGTCTTGCATTTAATTCAATTTAGGGGAAATACCATGAAGGCTCGACGACCTAAAGAGAGT